CATATTTATTTTTGTTTTATAACATTTCGGACAAAAGGTATAGTGTCCTGTTCCATCGGGAAGTGCATCAATACCAACATCATCAAAACCGCAATGGGAACATTTTACTTTCTTTCCGAGTTTTTCTCCCATGAGTGTTCTTACAAAGAGTTGCATCATAACATCCCTCTTTCGTTGTCGGATAGCTAAATTATTTTCTTGACCTCGTACTTCGGGGTCTTTTGAAAGAATATCGTTGCAGTTGGTGAAGAAGAAAAAATCACTATTGATAAAATCAGCCCGAAATACATTCCCTTCCATATAATTCGCCTTTGCATAGAAAAGCCGTCGCCATGCATCCAATTCTCTTTTAATCTTTCTAATTATTTTTTTATTGAGTTTGTATTCTGTCGCAATAGAAAACTGCGACACAATCGATACATTTAAATATTATCGACAACATAATATATAATTAACTAAATAAAAATAGTGAGGAGAACAAAACGAGAGAAATGCAAGTTGGACAAGACAACTGGTGTCCAAAATGTATAAGCTGGATGCCATTTGACGAAAACGGAAATTGCAAGACATGTGGTATCTACATCAACATAATATCGAAACAGCATCCTTGGTTTGAAGAGTTCGGTATTGAAAAACGAGAGCTTGTTGATGGAGATTTTAACTAATATGGAAAACACTCCTATCGTATTTGAAAACACTATTACCGTTACTATGCCAAGGGAGTTTTTACCCCCGCAGTTAGAAGTTTTACAGGCAATATATGAAAATGTGGGGGTATTATATTCTGGTGCATTTCGTGCAGGCAAAACATTATTGCTTGTTCATGCTGCAATTATAGTATGCTTGGAGAATCCGGGTGTGCGAGCAGTATTGGGTTCACAAACACATGGTACTGTATATAAAACGATATTTGCCTTCTTCAAAGAGGAACTTGCGCGATACCAACAAGAACTTTATGATAAGGGAATTGATCTGAACCTTACCAAACGGATAAGATCAACTGCTGGTAGCATGGAATGGGAATCATACAATGGCTCTATTATCTATTTTAGTTCCTGTGATGATGAGAGGAAATTTGCAAGCATGACCTTAGACTTTTTCGGGCTTGATGAGCCGATTGATATTGCCGAAAGCGTGTTTACACAGCTAATAGGTAGAATATCAGGGACTAAAAACCTTAAAAATCCTTTCGGCTTACTTACAACAAATCCGGGTAGTGAATTACACTGGATATATGAATATTTTATAAATGAAAGCACAAAACAGGATGATTTCTATTTTGTAACCACTACAACCTTCGACAATAAACTTCTTCCAAATTATGATCGATATATTGCACGAAATGAATCCATCATGGATGAGGATTGGAAACGCAGATACCTTAATGGTATGTGGGGCATGTTTGAGGGGCAGGTATATAAGACATTTAATCCCCGAAAGCAAGTAGGTGATTTCTTTGAACACCCAGTAAGTTACCACATCTGCGGCGTAGACTGGGGAGTAAGTACTCCACATTGTATCCTTGTAATGGGTGTAACACAATCCAATAAACTCATTGTAAAACAAGAATATTATGGAAAGGAGGTAACAACAGAGAGGCTTTCCAAGCAGATTGCAAACCTGCATAAGGAATATAGATTCAGAAAGGTTTTCGTTGATCCATCTGCCGCTGATTTAATATTACAGCTTACGGATCGTGGTGTTCCAGCAGAGGGTGGATATAATGATGTTGAAAATGGCATTGCAAAGGTAAATTCAATTCTTGCCAGTGGAAACATACACGTTGACGAAAACTGCCGTAATTTGATATTGGAAATGCAGGCATATCGATATAAGCCGGATACCGAAATTCCAATAAAAGAAAATGATCATTCACCAGATGCATTAAGATATGGTGTTACTGACTATTCCCCATATATTGAAGAAGCAGGATTCGGCTGTGGTTGGTGGGGAAGAAGGAGAAAAAGATAAAATGACACTCCTAGATAGATTGGATTCATTTAAGGCAAAATATTATAGTAGAACATCACAAAGCGAAGAACCAGCAGAGGATACCGCATTTAAAGCTAGTGATTATGCTGAGATAAGTAGAAAATGGAACGCCGATGCATTAATGACGATGACTAGAAGGCGGGAACTTGCCTTGCTTGCACCATTCTTTATGAAAGCGACCAAAAAGAAAAACCTTGATACAAATCGTGCATGGATTTATTATGAGCATGTGCATACCCGAAAACCCCCTGTATTGCCAGAAGAAAAGATTATAAGAGATTTTGATATACGGGCAAATACAAAGTTTAAGTTTCTCATTGCTGGCATATGTGCAGACATATATGGCGATGGTCTAATATTAAAAAAATATTTAGGGGATTGGGAAGATAGAGACGGAAAAGTTATTTTTAATAAGCCACCAAAGGGAAAACTTGTAAATTTGGAATTAATCAACCCAGAATTTGTAAAAGAAGTAAAATATTTTGATGGTGAGGGAAGTAAACAATATAGAAAGAAAGGCATCCAACATTTTCATTATGTAAATTATCAAAGCAATATGGATGTTCTTATACATCCCGATAGGGTAATTCATGTTATGGATGACCAGTTGCCCTTTTCAAAACTTGGCATTTCAAAAGTAGATATGTTGCGTAATATCATAATATCAGAAGGGGATATTGATATTGCAACGGGCGAAATACTTAAATGGTTTTCACATGGTGTACATGAAATGACCAAGGAGGGTATGCAAGAAAGTGATAAAAAAGAAATTCTTGAAATAATGGCACAACATCCCAATTTTTATGCAAATAGTGATAAATGGAAATTAGAAATACATAATCCAACGGCAATTGACCCGAAGGAATTTTATAATTATCTCATACTTGGAATTGCCTCTGTCTTTGTAATGCCTACGCAGGTATTGCTCGGTGTGCAAATCGGGAAGGTCACTGGTGCAGAAACAGGGTATAGTGATTATTATCGTGATGTTAAAGACAAGCAGGAAATGATTTATTCACCATTGCTTCATAGTTTATATACAGAACTCTTTCAGGGACACAACAGAGAATTTAGATATGATATTAAATGGAAAGACATCTATGTTGGGGAACTTGCCGAAGCTGAACTAATGGGTAAGCGTGCTGCAACCATTCAGATTCTTAGAACTGGGGAAAAACCAATCATTTCTCAAGAAGAAGGGAGAGAAATGATGAATAAGGGCATTATATATCTTGATCCAAGTAAATTACCACCCGATAACGAAAATACCGTTACTCCGGGGAAAGGCAGTCCTATTATCCGTGATGAAAAGCCAAAGGGAAAAGAGGGTGAGGATAAAGGTGGCAAGAAGGAAACAAAGCAATCACCCGACATGCAACAAATACGTGTAATGATTGCGGCAAAAAAGGAAAAAGATGCATTGGCAAAATTAGACCATGAATTAGGCGATGAAATAATTAAAGAACAGGGGAACTTATTTGCCGAGGAAAAATAATGGCACATGGAAAATGCATCTTGTGTGGTAAGACAATCGGTATTGAATGCGATAAATGTAGTGAATGCTGTAAGGAGTGCTAATGTGGGTAAAAGTAACTGGATTACAATCGGCTATAGATTTCAATAAAAAAATTGCAAATAATCCAAAGATGCAGAATATGATGAAGCGGATAGTTGACGATACTGTTGCAGAAATTCGTAGAAATGCCCCAGTTGATACAGGCAATTTGATTAATTCGGTATATGCAGAAAAAAAAGGAAAAGGAGAATACAGTATTGTAGTTGATGTGCCATACGCTATTTTTTTAGAATATGGCACAAGATATATAGATATTGGAACAATCAGAAGCCCAAAATCTGTTATAAGCAAATCAGGAAAAGCAAGCTATAGACCCTTCATGCGACCTGCAATCTGGAAGATGAACCAATCTTTCCCGCAATATGTTAAACGAATATTATTTAATTGGATAACGTAGGGTTCGATCCCCTAAATTCGTATAAGGAGATATAATGAGTATAATATATTTATGTAGCAAGGCAAAATGTTGTCCATATGTAAGGGAAGATATAAAAAAAAAGAAAATGCACATCATAGATGGAAAAAAAGATATAATATTTAATGAAATACAAGTTGAAGAACTTACCAAATATCTAAACAAGAGGAAATAATATGGCACATAAAAATAGAAAACGAGCAAATGAGAAAAAAGTACAAAAAAAAGAAGAAAAAAAGGAAGACTTGGCAATAAAAGCAGTTGGGGATAATACTTTAGAGTTGCAACCCGATCATGTAATGGGGAATCTTATGAAAAACTATCCTGTTAGGACACTTGCAACAGGAGATGTTAATAGATTTAAAGAACTTGTTACATTGAGTAATAATGTTAGTGGTTTGTTAAAACAAGTTGCTGATGCCAAATTAAGCATTGTAAAAGGGAAAGAGGTTGCAAAAGATATGTTAGATGGTAAGATAAAAGCACCTGCCTTACAGAAGGTAACACAAAATTTATTTTTACCATTGTCAGATATGAAAGAAGTTGGGCGAAAAATATCTGGTGAGATAAAACTTATTGAACAGGCAACTATCATTTCAAAGTCACAATTAGATCAACGCTATGAGGAATATGTCGATTGTACCCGGAATATGAATCGGCTATTTGAGGATATATTGGCAAAAGCACCAAAACAAAAGTTATCGAAAATTAGGGGAGATCGGGCAGCAAGCGTTGAATCAAAGTCAGAAGAAAGTGTCATCTTTGAAAAAGAATTTGACAAACTGACCAAAAAAGATACTGAATTTCTGAAAGAGATAACAAAAACAAAGAAAGATGTGGATGAATCAAAAAAATCTGATAAAAATCAAGATGAGAAGTAGATAATATGGATATTTTTCATACAGAAAGAGAGAAAAAGATACTGAAATGTGTCTATACGACATTGCCATATAGATTAAAAGCATTTGATACTGTCAGAAATTATCAGTTCTTATACATCCATCCAAATAAGGATGTGCGTGAAATAACAGAAAGCATTAGAGAAGCATCTGCATTATATACCTCTAAACACCATGAAAAAGTAGTAATGCTAATAATGATGCCGATTCTCAATTTATGCTGTAGGAATGAAAAATATGCAAAGGTTACATCAAACATATTGACAGAGATACTAGGGCGAAAAATTAAAATAGATGTTATAGAGCCATTCAGTAAGCTCACCATGCTGACGTTAAAACTATTAATAAAAACGGCATATAAATTAATACTACAACGAACTTATGCAACTAATCAAATGCATGATTTCTTATCTAATTGTAGCAATGAAACAATAAATTTTATACATAAGATAGTGGATGAACAGTTGAAAAAAGAGTTTGATGAAAAAGAATATAAGATGCATTTGATGTTTTTTGAAATCGGACTTTATATAGTGTATCAGGATACTGCATTTCGTGACCCATTTTTTTGGGTACTCAATAGACATGCACGGCTAGAAATACAAAAAGCAATTGAAAAATATGTGAAACAGCCGAAA